GTCAACCACACGCGAAAAGGTCTTCCTGTATTTCGCCCGGCAGCACGATGCGCAAGGTCAACACCCGGTCGGCGTCGATCACATGGTCGTCAATGTCCTTGTATATGCGCCGGTTCTGGCCGTTGCGATAGGTGTGGCTCGGGTAATATAAAATGATGTCCGGATCGAACGGGTATTGCAGTTCAACCCGCTGCATCTTGGTTGTGAGCAGGTCGGTGGACAGCTCTTTGGCGGAGAGGCGCACCGGCTTGTCGTTCTTCTTGTCGATGATCGTCTCGCCGTCTTCACTGATGGCGTCATAGGCCGCGCCGAACTGGTAGCCGGTCAGGCGGTCCTCGTAATCCTTTGCCGCGTACTTTTCTTGCCCCTGGAGGATATGGACCACGGCGGACCCGGCGTTGCCGAAGTCGAGGCCCCAGCCCATCTTGTTTTGCCCGGCGTCGTAAATATCATCCAGGGCGTCGATAGCGTCAGCCTGCTGATCGTAGGTGACACCCTTCAACTGCACCCGGCAGATAAGACGGTGGGCCTTGCCGAAAACGAGCTTGACGTAGATCTCCGTCGGGTCCTGGGAAAAACCGAGATCCGCGCCGCCGAAACAGAGGCCGGGGAGGGGATCGAAGAAGCTCTTTATCTCCGCCGCGATGTCGAAGGTGTGCTTGCTGACACGCCTGTCGATGAGGGTGACGGGTTCGGGCTTGCCTTTTTCAAGAGCCCCCTCTCCCGTGTCTGGGAGAGGGCGGGGGGAGAGGGGAGCCGTAAGTTGATACCCATAAATCGACACCTCCCCATGACTTTCATCCACCAGGATCTTCAAACACCGATACTCGGGCACGTCATGGAGCAGCCGCTGGAACTGATACCAGGGGAATACGCTGTTTTCCGGGTCGCCCCAGTTGCCCAGCACATTCTGCTGGTAGCCGGGGGAGTCCTCGCCGCCGTACTGATCGATATAAAAGCGCCGCCGCTCCGGGGTCCAGAAGGGGGGCGGCATAAGCTCCTTGCTCCAGTGGAATTTCCGGAATTCGAGGTTCTTGAGCCCCACATCATCGGCGCTGTCGTCTTCTTTCAGTTTCCCGTCCGCCTTCTGGCAGAGCCGGTAAAAGACGGTGGAGCGGTCGCCGTCCGGGGTGCTGTAGCACTTGTGGACGCAGCCGGGCTTGCTGGCCCGCCAGAACTCTTTCCAGACCGAGGGGTTCTTGATCTTCGCCGCCTCGTCCACCATGGCAAAGGTGGAGACGTGGACGCCGCGCAGCGCCTCGCCGTCATGACCGGTGGGGCGGAAATCGACCTTGAAGCCGTTGGAAAACTTCATGTGGTGGTGGGGCTGCTTGCGGTGGAGGACAAGGGCCTTGCCCAGGCGGGCGTTGTGGGCGAGCTGCTGCTCCAGGTTGTCGATGATCTCCATCAGGTGGATGGTCATGGGGGCGGTGACCAGGCCGGAGCCGTTGGGGACGTTGAACGCCTTCCACAATATATAGGCGATGATCTCCCGGGTCTTGCCCACCTCGGCGCCGCACTCGTGCAGGGTGTTTCCGTGGTAGCGGATGGACTCTTCCTGGTAATCCCAGAAGGTCCAGGGGCGCTCGGGATCGTCGGGGTCGATCAGGTAGCGGTCGCTCCAGAGCACCGGGTCGGAGGAGATTATCCAGAGCTGGAATTCGTCCAGGGAAGAGAAGGGAGGGGGAAGCTCGCCGCGGGCCGCCTGATGCCATGACCAGCCGAAACGCTCCAGCGCCGCCTCGAAGGATTCGCGGGGGACGACGATCTCTTTGCCGAGGCCGGCAAGGTAATCAACGGCCTGCATCTTCCGCCTGCTTTACCTTTCTGTTGATGCCGGAGAGGATATCGGCGAGGGTTTCCGCCGCTTCCTGGCCGCTCTTCTTCCTCTCCACGGCAGCCGGGGTCATCATGAAGTCGGTGAAGGATATCCCCAGGTTCTTCATCAGGTTCGGCAAGGCGAGAAGGGAGGGGTGGGGCTTCAGCTCGTAGCCGATGACCTTCCCCTCCTTGTCGAAGTGGGCCGACTCCATTACCGCGCCATGCTCCAGGATCGAGGCGCGCAGCTCGCGGACGACTTGCAGTGTTTCCCCCAGCTCCATCACCATCAGGTCGTTGAAACTGCCGAAGTCCTGCTCTTTGAGCGCCCGTTCGATGGCCAGGCAGGACTCGACCAAATGTTCCTTGTCCAAGCAGTCGGAGCCGGGGGCGCAGCGGCCCTCTTCCACCAGTGAGCAGGGGAAGTCGGGGCAAGTGGATTTGCAGGGCTTGCCGAGGCCAAGGATGCGGGACTGTGCGAATTTGCCGTGCTTCCAGGCGTTTTTCGCGCTGGCGGCCTTGCCCGCCAAGGTGGTCGGGCCGGTGGACATGGCGGCGGCGGCCAGGCGCTGGGCGCGCGCCGCTTCGGTCATGGTGTAGGAGCGCTTGACGCGGACGGGCTCGCCTTCGCGGATGGTGGGGGTAAGCCCCCCTCCTGATTCAGGAGGGGGCTGGGGGGTGGTCTCCCCCGCCTCCACCTTCCTGATATACTCCAAATCCTTCGTTACATCCGTCCCTTCCTTCATCTTCTGCAGGACGGACGCCTTGAAGAGCCCGAACATATCGGAAAAGGAAGCATCGGCAATATTCTTTTTCTCACTATTTTCTCCCATAGCCGCCTTCCCCGATCTGCTCATTCAGATAATCGCCCGGCACAAACTGCTCGAAAGCCGGCATGCCGATCTTCTTCATCAGCACTTCCTTTTCCGCCTGGTCCTTGCACACCACCACGAAATAGAACTGCGCGTCATTCCGCTCCTTCAGTTTCTCCTTGCTTTGCTTGCGTGCTTCCTTCACCTTCTCCAGCGCCGCCCCGGTCTTCTTCACCTCCTCATCATCCGTGAAGAAATCGGAAAACCGGCTGTCGCCGTCAAAGAGCATGTCAACGTCGTACTTATCGAACCCCATCTCATCGAAGCTGATAGCCTCGTCAAGATTCAGGGCCGCCAGTTTGTCCAGGTCCCATTCTCCCATCCCGCCAGGGTTGTTCAGAAAGACGTTCAGCTCCTTTTCCGTCCGCTCGTCAACATCGATCACCGCCAGGTCAAGTTCGTACTCCTTCCCCCGCGCTTTTTTGTCCAGTATGTCAAGGCGCTGATGACCCGCCACCAGGTTACGGGTGCGCCGGTTCACCACCAGCGGCATCACCAGCCCCATCGTGGAGATACGCTTATCCAGCTTCTTCCGGGCATTCTCCGTAATCATGCGCGGGTTATAGACCGCCGCGTTGATCCGTTCCCGCGGCCACCGCTCCATCACAAACGCCTGCAACTTATGTAATGGGCTCTTTACGCTCTCTGATTGCTCGCTCATACTTCACGCACCCCGCCTCCACAAAAGGAAACATCCTTACGATCCGCTCGAAATCAGCCGGGTAAGCCTCCTGAATCTTCACCATGTCGCACGGGTCAAGCGACCGGAAAGACCACCCGAGCACCCGCGTTTCCGGGGCCAGCTTCAGCCGGTGTCGCTTCAGGTAGGCGTAAACATCCGCCTTCGTGAAATGCGCCACCGGGTAAAACCGCCCCCGCTTCTCGTCAATCGACCCGCTCCGCTTAATCATAGCCCGCCGGACTATCGAGTCCGCGATACGCTCCCCCGCCGCGATCCACCAGATATCCGACTTCATCCGCAGATAATGGTAAACATCGGCGAAGGTGATGACCGGCGAAGAGAGATGATACTTGCCGAAAACCCCGTACCTCAGCCACTCTGAAAGCATCGGGTGGGGTATCCGCTCGATCTTCAGCCCGTATTTCTGTTCATACCATGCCAGTTGCGCTTCCTGGAAGGAGAGCCCCGGCACCAGGTACATGAAAAACGGGTAAACACGCCGGAAATACCGGCAGCAGAGATCGAGGGTGACAACGCTGTCCTTCCCCCCGGAAAAGCCGACGATCACCGAATCAGTGATACGGCTCGCCGCCTTCACCGGAGTAAATAGATACGCCGCCACCCCGTTTGCCTACCCGCCGGACCCGCCGGAAGAGCTGCTATTTCCGCCATACCCCCCTCGGCCCCTTCTTCCAGAACCAACCGCCTTAGCCATGATGCACCCCCTTGAAAATAGAAAAACCCGACACTTTTACAGGCTGTCAGGCATTTCTTACCAGAAATCAAGGTCCTGTTTGGGGCAAACAGGACACTATTTGAATAAGGGGAGGCGGATCACCCCCCTTTAACAAAGGGGGAAAGGGGGGATTTGCCTTGATTTACCCAGGGGGAAAATATTTTTTATTATTTTAAAAAAAATTCTTGACTGTATGATTTAGGTATGATATAGGTATTACATCAAGCGGCAACATGCCGTTAATCTCACTCAGGAGGCACCGGCACCGGCCGGAAGCCCTCAAGGAGGCCAACATGACAGCGGAAAGAGCAGGATCGATACTCTATTTAGTACCCCCCCAGCAAAAACCCGCCACCCCTGAACAGCCCTCATTATTTGATGCCCCTCAACCCTTGGACCAGCCGAAACCGGCCCGTTACGAGAAAAAAACCACCAAGGAAATCAAAAAAGCCCTTCAAGACCATTTCGGCTACCCGTTTTCGGTCAAAAAAGGGAGCGGGACCGCCTCTCATTGGGTGGATGTGCGCTGGATTGATGGCCCGAAACCGGCCGATGTGCATGATTTTTGCCTGCAATTTAATGATACCGGTCGCGACGATCACATGACTGATCTGTGGTGTGGTTGTCAGTACACCACTGAGCAGCGGGAGGAGAGTTATGACGCCTGGATGTACGCCGCCCGGATCGTCTGCAGAAAATACGGTTGCGAAATGCCGGAGGTTGTAAAACAGCGGAATTATGATGATCGTTACGATTACGCCGCCATAAAGGGTATTGACCCGCGCATTGAGGCCGCCGGGGAATATTTCGGCACTCTGGTTCACCGGGAGATGTACCAGATAGATTTTCGCCCGGAGCAGTTGCAGGCCCACGCACTGGCGGCGATGGAAGAGGAGCAGGCCGAGGAAACCCCGGACCCGGCCCCCCTGCCGGATGATTTTGATCTGGGTTTATATTATCGCCTGGCAAAGCTGTAATCTAACCGGGGCGGGGAAACCCGCCCCTAACCTGACACGCCACCCGAAAGGAAGAGCGGAAGGAGATAAACCATGAACATCATTACAAAGGCGCAACTAAAGGGCAGCAAATCTAACACTAAAGCAGGGGCCTGGAAATACCTATTAGCCCGCCTACCCAAACCCCACGCCGGGCTCAAAATGATCGGCACCGGCAAAACCCGCGCACCTAGCCATTACCCCGCCCCCTACGGCCGGGATGCCAAATCTCTGGCCGATTACCGGCGCATGATCACCGAGCGCCGCGCCACCCGCATGGCGGCCCGCCTGGGTTACCCGACACGATCAGAGCAGTGGGCATGGTACAGCGAGGCATATGAGATGCATCATGAGTACATCCGCCGCTGCACTGCCACACTCAGCCGCGACGGATACGGCGCTATTTATTGCACCACCGGACTGGCCAAACCCGGCGCGTATAATGCCGCCTACTGGCAGGCATGGGACCTGATAGAGCAGGCCCGTAAAACCGACCTGATAGATACCAGCTATGATAATATTGAGTGGGATCGCAAGGGCCGCGCCGACGGGGAGGCGGTGCACCACGAGATGTACGATTTTGCCCCAGGGGCGGTTCTCGTTTGCGTGCGCCGTACCGAGGGCACCCCGTATGGCGTTAAAACCCTCTCCAAAACCTATTACCTCGTTGAGCAGGCCGAGGAGACCGTGCTCTGTACCCTGACCGCCAAACCAGTTGCCCGCTGGGCAAAACAGTCATCGGATTTTGGCCAGGTCATAGCGGCCGTTAGCGGTGAGATCAAAATCAGCCCGATAACTGTTACCGTCCCAGGCTACAAATTGCTTAGAGTCAACGAGGATGGCACCCTGGCCAGTGTCTGGGACGGCTCGCCCTGGCAGCTCGGCAAGCGCCGCACAGAGGCCGTAAAAAAGGGGCACAACGGCGGGCTCTATTATTACCGGGATCTCGCCAAATGCCTGGAGGCCGCGAGCCGCAACGTAGTATTTGCCGATGATATGGAGCATCATCGACTGGCAGTGCTCAGGGTCGAGACAGCGGGCAAACACCTAGAGTATGTTGCCGGGAAATATGCGGCGAGCCACATTACCCCACTAGATATTATCGCCATGACCATATAGGAGGCACAATGCGCGCCCTGACAATACGCCAGCCATATGCCGCCTTGATTGCCGACGGCATCAAATCAATCGAGGTGCGCTCATGGCGCACCTCTTACCGTGGCCCGTTGCTCATATGTGCCAGCGCACGCCCGGCGGACGTGGAAGAGGAGTTGACAGACGGCCGCGCCGTGATATTGCCCGCCGGCGTCGCCTGCTGCGTTGTCGATCTCTGGGATGTCACACCATTTAGCCTCTGGCACGAGGAGGCCGCCTGCTGCGACTGGGAGGCCAATCTCTACGCCTGGCGCCTGCGCCACCCCCGCCCGGTACAGCCAGTGCCGGTTAAGGGCCAGCAACGCCTGTTTTACCCGCCGCCGGGAGTCATCAACTATCTGCCAGCCGGTATGGACTGGCTGGACGCCCCCACCCCAACAAAAAAAGGAGACCTAAATGGCATCTAAAAAAACAATCTACCTCTCGGACCCCGCCGAAGCCGTAATCGGCGAGGTGGAAAGCCTCAGCGGACGCATCAATAACATCGTCATCAGGTACGGCGGCATAGTCGCCGCCGAATGCCCGGTGCTCGCCCTGGCCGAATGGCAAATGATCTGCGACATGCTCAACGGCACCGTCATCGACGCCGATTACCGCGACGCCGACCCTGCCCGATTTCTCTGGGCCGATATCGCCGAGTCCGGAAGGCTCGACGGCCTAGCGGAGAAGTGGGGGATCGATACTGAAGCATTATCAGCCCGCGTGCGAGCCATGCCCTACAGCCAGCAATGCGCCATTCTGGAGGTAGTAGCCAAATTCTGGCGCTCACCACGGCTCAACGAGACCCCCATGCCCGAACTGCTCAAAGAGTGCGGCGCGAAATTCACCAACTAACCCCCACCTCACAAAAAAAGGGGGCAATTGCCCCCTTTTCAATCCCTCGCTATTATCCGTCTGATCTGCCGGGTCTTCAGCCGGTATCTGATGGCCAGTTCTTCAAGATTTCGCCCGTTGAATTCGTTCCTGATCCGCCGGTTGCGTTCCTGCTGGTAAAGGTACTGGAGATCGGGGACCCTCAAGCGCAGCCCGCCGGCGACCTCGACGAATACCTGAATGATACTCGGCGCCTGGTGGCCGAATTCCTCGCGCAGCCGGTCAAACAGTTCCCTGATTACCTCTCTGTGCTCCAATCTGGTCACTTTTCCCCCCTTCCTCTATCTCATTGAACCGCCTGTCAGGTATGGCCGTCTTTCTCAACACCCGGTCGGATATGGCTATGTAACGCATGACGGTGGCCAGGTCGGTCGGTTCGTGGCCGAGCAGCATCGCCACCTCCACCGGCCCGACATAGGTGATCTGCCGCCGGCAGTGCGGGCAATGATCGTTGCCGCTGTCGTAAAGGTCGGAGGCAAAGGTGGCGCGCATCTTGTGCACGAACACCTCGGCGTCATCGATCCCTATCATCCGCCCGTATTTCTTGAGCACGTTCTGGGCGCTCTTGTCGGTCAGCCGGGTAGGGGGGCCTTTCAAGCGGATGAAGATGGCCGGATCGGCGGTCTCGATCTCGCGGCGGATGATGAGCCACTCCCGGAGCGCCCGGCTGGGGTTGGTCCGCATGGTGATGGTGCGGCTCTTTCCCCCCTTGCCATCGATGATCTGCAGGCGGATATACCCGCCGGAGTCGATAACATGGTTTATATTCAGGTTGACCAGTTCGGAAACGCGGGGACCGGCGGCGTACATGGTCTTGAGCATGGCCAGATCGCGCAGCCCCATGATCTTGTCCCGCCGCGGAGCCGCGAAGAGGAGCTGGAGATCCTCGGTGCTGAATTTCTGCGGGAGAGTGTCCTGGACCTTGGGGGATGGGACCCCCTGTGTAGGATCAACGGCAATATGCCCGGCATACCGGAGCCAGGCGAAAAAGGAGCGGAGAGCGGAGAGTTTCGAAGCGCGGGACTGTGGCCGGATGTTGCCCCGCTCGTAAAAGAGGCTCTTTAGCCATTCTCCGACGAGCTCACGGGTTATTTCCCCCGGTGAAAGGGGAGAAAGCCCGTCAACGCCCGTCCAGGTGAAGAAAGAGCAGACGACCTTTTCATATTGCGCCACAGTGTTGGGCCGCTGGCCCTTCTGGATGCTCAGAAACTCCATCCAGGCGAAGATAAGAGCGTCAAGAGCCATACATCCCCCCGCGCCCCCCACTTTTCGACAAAAACCCCCAGCCCCCCGGCTTTTTAAAAAGGGTTTTAGAATATGGCAGCGATAATAGAAAGCTATAGGGGGGTCGATTTGAATCTCGACCGGGATTTTTTGAGGGGGGGAGGCACCCTGGCACCTGATCCATCCGAATTAAACCGCACATTTGCATAATTACACAACCTCTAAACTATTGATATTGGACCCCCACCATGACCCTGAACCGCACAGTTTATAAATAAAGCGCGGCTGATTCCGCTTCGCTTTCGGTTTGTTTTGACCTGTTTTTTACATATCTAGCGAGCCGAGCCAGCACAGGGCTAACCTGAATATTTGACTAGACTATGTTTGAAGGCTCTTAACATGATCTTTATAATAATTCGCATAACCTATTTTATCGGAATCAACTGAAGGCCTGCGGCCAACTGAACCCGATGAATTGATAACTTCACACTAGCGATTCCGGCAGGGTGGTGGACACTTGTAGAGTTTCACCCCTTTCACCCCATGCCGCAAACCCTTGACCAGTGCGGCTTTACGATGGGGTGAAAGTCTTAAACAGGCCACAAGATTCACCAGACTTTCACCAGACTTTCACCAGACTTTCACCAGACTTTCACCCCAACTAACTAACTAATAATATTAAAGAATAAGGTAAAATGGTGAAAGGGTGAAAGTGTTTTGCAAATATATCCAGGCACCCTTGAAAACGCTAAGAAAAAAAGAGAAGTGAGGCAAAAATGCCACACTTTCACGCCTGATCTCACCCTTTCCGGGAGACTTTCACCCCACTGCTCACCTCACCAGCTTATGCTGGAACTTAAAGAAGTTGTAACCCTTGTTCGTTTTAAAGTAGGGCTCCTTGCCCGGCTTCGTGATCCTCTTCCAGCCACCTTTCTCCAATATCTTCAGATCGTTCTCCAACCTGGCGCCGAACACTGCCGCATCCGGATAGGGATTGCGCAGGCCGTTGTTCTTGCAGAAGCGATCCAGGGCGGCAACGATATCGGACGACTTGGCCACGAACTCGATTGTTGATGTCTCGTAGCGTTCGCCATCGATCTCCACATCTTCCGGCACGGTCTTATATAGAGGTAGACCGTATTCCGGATGCTCCATCTTGAACACCTTGTCTTCATAGCCGCTCTCAATGCTGGGTTCCAGCTTCTTGTCCTTGAAATAGAGCAGGTACTCCCGGACCAGACCGTCGAACAGCTTCAGGATATTGTTGCTGGTAACCTCGGTGTCCTTGGCCTTGGCGTTCTGTTCCTTGATCCACGCGTCGCGGATGTCCTTCTCCTCCAGGGAGTATTTCCCCGAATCGTCTTTCAGGCCGCTCAAGAGATCCTGCTCATCCTTGTCGTAAATGGGGATATAGGCCAGCAGCTTGTTCAGGATCACGAACAGGAGCGCCAGGTATTCGTTGGTGCGGTCCTTGGCGTGGCCGGGATAGTCGATATTCAGCACGGTCATGTATTCCGTGCAGCGATCGATGGACGGCAGCACGTCAACCTGGATGAACTTGATGAATGCCGACAGGATCAGGTCCCGTTTGCGCTTCAGCTGGCGGAATATCTCCGCCTTGTAGAAGTTCGGGCTCGGCCACTTGCGCCGGTCGAACCAGATATCATAGATCCTGCTGATCAGCTCCGGCAGCGTGAACGGCTCGATCGCCGTGATGCAGATCAGCGCCCTGGGGCACTCCTTCACCGTGGCGCTGTCGCTCCCCATGGCCCGCTTCACCTTGCCGCCCCGGGTCGCCGCCAGGAGCAAAAACTTCTGCATGGTCCGTGTCAGGTCTTTAGATTCCAGGTTATCGATGACGAGCAGAGGGTTCTGTGCGGCCAGCGAATAAGCCCCGGCGCCGGACGGATCCTCCAGCGTTTCCTTGCCATAGAGCAGGGCGCTGATCAGCTCCGCCGTGGTCGATTTGCCGCCCCCCTGGGAGCCGCCGAACTTCATGTGGCCCTGGACGGACGAGAAATCGCAGAGGAAAGCCGACAAGAGCCAGCAGGCGATGAAATAGCGCTGTTTCTTCTCGCACGCCATGTTATCCATCACCAGCGAACGGAAGAGCGTCATTCCCTCCTGGATGTCCGCGTCAGGCAGGAAATTGAACAGCTTGATCTCCGCCGAAGACGACAACAGCACGTGATCGTCATTCATGCCGTTCGTCATTTCCTTCACGCCCTCCTGGGAGATCCGCAGGATGGTGTTGTTCGGCCCGTTCAGGTTCGTCCAGATGACCCCCCGCACGTCGTCCGTCATGATCCAGGACGCCCGATCGATGCGCCGGCCGTGGTTATAGGCGATGCATGCGATCGCTTCCCAGACCATGTTCCCGGGAGCGCGGTTATAGAGCATCTTCGTCAGCTTATGCATCAGGGAATTGAATTCCCGATTGTTTCCCACTTCATAGGTCTTGTTTTTGTAGATGAGATAGACCGTATTCGTCGCGTCGAAATAGAACCGGCCGTGCTCGGCGAAATACTTGTAGATGATGGCGGCCACCGTGTTCGGGTCCGCATCCTTGGGGCTGGATATCTCCGCGAAATATTGTGAAACGAGGGTGTAGAGCTCCTGGCTGAAATCAAGGGCCTGCTCGATCGCCTTTTTCGAGAAACCGACCTTCTCCAGCTTCTCCATGTAGATCTGCTGCTCGATCTCCGAGCGCTGGGTGATGAGCTTGAAGACCTCCTTATCTTTCAGCTCCTTCAGTTTCGCCTCCAGGGACGGAAGCGCCTCCAGCTGCAGCAGCTCCCAGGCGATGTAATCAAGGGCCTCCAGCTGGAGTTTTTTAATCTCACCCCGCCTTTCACCCTCGGGGATACCCTTCAGCCAGCTATCCGGATCGTCGTCCGGCCGGCCATAGACCATGATGCGGATATTGATGTCAGGCAGGGCCTTGCAGATACTCCGGATGTACTTATTGCCCCCCTCATCGTTATCGACCCATAAGTAAAGATGCATGCCGCGGCAGCGGTTGCCCAGGGCCTTGGTCTGCTCGTTCGAGATCTGGCCGATCATCGCCATCACATTGCCGATCCCGGTATTCAGCACCTGCAGGCGGTCGTTCTCCCCCTCCACCAGGATGATCTCTCTATATTTCTCCAGAACATCCTGGCCGTAAAACAGCCAGCTCTTGGCGCGGAATTCGTTCTTCATCTGATACTTGAGCTTTTTCTCCGGGTCCGGCTCGGGGTCTTTCTGTGTGAAGTGGAGGACCTTGTCGCCGGAATAGTGGGGAAAGACCACAAGTCCCTTCCGGAAATAATCCACCAGGCGCTTGCCGTCCTCCATCGGCCGTTCAGCCACAAGACCGCTTTCCAGGATATCCTTGTCCTCGAAACCCGCCTTGCGCAGGTGATCCAGAAGCTGACCGTCCGCGACGCCCACCATCTCCTTTTTCAGCGTTTCCAGCTTGTGGCCGCGTATCTCCAGGAGATATTTCTTCCCGCCGTTCTCCAGCATGTGCTCGTGATAATGCTGTGCCGCGAAAAGGCGTATTTTTTCGGCCGCTGAAAATCGCTGCTTGCGCTCAGTCCCCTTCTCTTCAATGGTTATATGCGTGAGTTCCGCCGCGCGCTTGAGCGCTTCGGCGAGCTCCAGGTTGTGGAGTTGTTGCAGAAATGTGAAACAGTCCCAGTGGTTGTTATCTGGCGGGCATTGGAAACAGTGGGCTGTACCTTGCGCTTCGCGGATTGAAAAGCAATCATGCCCCTTGCAGAACGGGCACTCCTCCAGGTGCTTGCCTTTCATCGTCAGGCCGCTTTCGGAGGTGATGAGGGTCTGGATATTGAGGGCAGACTTTACCCGTGCGAAATCGTCGCTCATAGGGTAGCCTTCTGCCGGCGCTGCCATTCAATAGCGCCGTATATGGAAAGGGCAAAGTTCACCAGGTAAAGAAAAGCCTGCGCATATTGACCGATCAGGAGATTGAACATCATCCAACTGGCGTTGGTAACAGACCAGATATAAAAACAGCGGCGATCCAGGCGGATATTAAGCATCGTGCCGAATAGACTCACTGCCGTCAGTGCCCAGGTGAAAATCACAATTTCTACGCTCAAAATTCGACCTCCAAATTTGTCCTACAAGCCCTTTTCTCGCGGCGTGGCAGGGGTAGCTATGCGGCCAATTTCAAAGTATCCAGAGGACTCGGCACATCAGACTGCTGTTTGATGCAGTGTAGATAGATCATGGTGGTCTTCGGGCTGCTGTGGCCGAGCAGCCGCTGCAGGCGGATGATGGCGACTTCCTGGGCACTGCCCGCGCTTTCCAGCCAATGGGTGGCAAAGGAATGGCGGAAAGTATGACAGCCGGCCTTTTTGGTAATGCCCGCGGCGCGGATTGCCCTCCCTATACGCTTTTGCACCGCGGTATCGTGAATATGGTACAGTTTCCCTATCCATCGCGGATCTACATAGTGAGTATCCCGTTGCCTGACCGGCTCTCCCGCCGGGAAAACCCAGAACCAACCCCACTCATAGGGAGCCTGCGGGTATTTTGTATCAAGCCGGTCGGGCATCGAGACCGGCGTCCGCTGCGCGGCATAGCGCTCATACTCAGGGCGGGCACGGCGCAGATGTTTTGAAAGCGGTTCGACCAGGCTTTCGGGGAGGGGGACAATCCGGTCTTTGTTCCCCTTGGCCTGGCGGACCGATACTTGACGGCGGTCAAGGTCGATATCCTTGACCCGCAAGGCGCAGACCTCCCCTAGCCGCAGGCCGCAGCCGTACATAAGCGCGCCCCATAGCCAGCCGAGGCCGTCCAGATTGTCGAGAACCCGCTGCGCCTCTTCACGGCTGAATACGGCGGGGATGTACTGGTATTTCGTGGCGCGGGTGAATTCGGAAATGTCACCCAGGTCGATTCGGAGCGCCCGTTTGTAGAGATAGACTACGGCGCACAGTGCCTGCTTTTGCGTGCTGGCGGCAACGTGCTCTTTCGCGGCCAGTCGGGTAAGGAACGTGACGACGTTATCCTCCCGAGAGCGGCCGGCAGGCTGAACCTGGAGGAAAGCAATGAATTTTGAAGCCCAGGCAAGATAAACTTTGATTGTTTTGCGGCTTTTGTGCTGCAACATCATGGATTCTTTCATCTTCTTCAAGGCTTCATTGGCAAGCATAGCAATCCTCCTTTCAGGTTATACCGCCATTGTGGCTGGGTAAGATATGTTATCCCTTGTCTTGGTTGCACGGCATTAACTCCGGTACGCGCTCAACCGGTGTCAGGGATGTGTACATGTTGTAACCGTGCTTAAGTTTGCGGTCACGCCTCTGGAATATCTTGCGTCCAATCTCTTCTATGATCTGACCTGCCATGTCGAACGATTCTTTGCTTCCGGGCAACCAGTTTATTCGTCGGTCGTACCCGTTGATGCCATTTCTAATCCATGTGGCAGGCTGAATTGCCATAATGTTCGCCTGTACTTTTATGAACGGCTGAATTTCTTCGATGTATTGCCGTTGCAAGCGGATCAACTCTTCGACGGACGGAGAGGGATAACCAGCAGATACAGCGGAAGATTTATCCTCCGTGTCTGCCAACCCATTATCGCAATCCCTTTGATCAATTTCTATTCCCATTTTCCCCTCCGCTGATCTGCTAGCCGTTATCTGTCTACCCCGGCTGTTTCCGCAGTCCGCAACAGAATGTCTCGGAATGCCGCCGGAGTTGCGTTTCTGATTCTGGTTTTGTCCTTGCCGCCGACCATCGCCATCATGCCAATGCGCCGGGCCTTCTCGTATCCATACCGCTCCAGGGCTACCGGGTGAATCCGCTGGCCGGACGTTCCCCATATCAGCGTCGGAAGCGCAACACCGCAGGCATACAACCAGGTTGCTTTCCTGCTCATGTGCCCGTAATGTCCCTGCTCGACGTGGCAGGTATACCCGCCAAAATCATCGGCCTTTACCCATCCGCCAGCTTTCGGAGGCGTCACCAGCCCAAAGAAGCGCCAGGCATGGGAGTGTGCCGGATGCTCCAGGATGCCGCCGTAATTCCGCACTGCCGTCAACGCGGAGGCAAAGCAGCCGCCATCCTCGCCAAGTCGGTACTGATTCGGCTTGTTCGGCGCTCCATGCCAGTACCGCCCCCACCGCTGGCAGGGGGGATGTGCTACCACCGGCAACGGTCCTTGATATTTCCGGGCGTCCCTCGTTTCGTCCCAGGGATCAACACCAGGGATACCGAAGTATGCGCCGTCTGTTTCTACGAAAAGTGCTGCAACCATTGAATCCTCCGTACGACAGATAACAAAACACAGCAGCGGTCAAGCCGCTGTGTTCAAGCCGTTAAAATTCCATCCCCTTATCCACACTGATTACCCCGATGATGCATGGTACCGCGATATCCAATAACTCCTTGCGCATCTGCTTAAGGTCGTTGTCATGCACGGCATCCAGCATCTCGTGATACTCCTCGGTCACCACCCCGAGCACTTCATGGGAGGAAACGAAAGTGCCGTCCCCCTTCTCCTTCAAGCGCCGGTTTATCTCCCGTGTAAGCTCCAGCATGGCTGCGCTGACTTCCGTGCAACTGATCCTATGCCTCATACTGCATCCTTCCCCTTCATCTCCACCGCGAACAGCCGGTGGATTTCGAGCACCGTTCGCCCCCATGCCGTGCAAGCCTCCTTGAACTGCTCCAAAGGGGACCGGTTAAGCCAAAGGCTGTTGACCTCATCGCCCTGTGAATCGTATTTTGACATAAGCTCCGGATTAATCTCCCTCGCCCGTGTGAAGGGGTTGATCTCCGGCTTCAATGATGCAGGCCATTTGTCCCGGATCACCCTGCTCACCCTTTCAACAAACTCTCCGAAATACTTCTCGTGGTCATTCATTCCAGCACCTTCAGGTTATGCACATACGCCCGGATCGGTCCGGCGGACCCGCCGAACTCATCCTCCGTTTCAGTCTGGCGAACATACCCCTTTACCTCCAGGAACTGGCCGGCTTCCACCCGGGCAAGAAGTAATTCCCCAGGGGCCCACAGTTCGAACTCTTCCGCCTGCTGGCCCTCCCGTTTGACCTGGAAAAGAAGCCGCTGGCCGCCGTCCGTCGTGTCTCCGGCATTGTTGACAATACCGCGCAGGATGAACACCGCCCGGGGGTCCACCTGGTCCCGCTGCTCCCATTGGAATATCGTGAAATTGGAAAGGAAATTGTTTTTGTCGTCCTTGTACTGGCCGAAAAAACCCTTCAGGAAGAAAGGGGGCTGAGGGGATCGTCTCCAGTGGGAAAGAAAAGGGACCGTCCGGTCCGGCGTCCAGAGGCGGCAATAGGCCATAACCTGGCCCGACCTGCGCCCCGAAACCGAAACCTTGAAGGAGATATATTCTTCCCCCCCCCTCGAGGTCTCCTTTTTCGGTTCCTCCACTACCCGTCCGAACACGCAACCGCTGTTGAAATGCTTATGTTCGCTCATTTCTTCGGCTCCCACATGGGGAAGTGATTCTCTGGGGTGTCATTATCATAACAAGGCTTGCAAGGCTCCTCGTTGCCCTTCTTTGTCGCATGCGCGCACGTGGCACAGTTTTTACCAGCCATCTCACCACCCCCTGGATTTTCTGTGCTTGCCGCTGTTCATAGTCTCCTCCAACTCCTCATCTGTCGCCTGGAAATAAACCTGAGTCGATGTAATCGTGGCGTGTCCCATCAGGTCCTTCACCCGGCAGATATCGTCACCCATCGCCCGCCTGTTCATGGCGAAGCTGTGGCGCAGGCTGTGGGCGCTAAAAGCCGTGGCGGGATTCTTGCCCGGCGCATACTCGACCAGCCCGGCTCTCATCAGCCAGTTGGTCACGGCATCCTGTATACTTCGCTTCGACAGTCGATTATTATCCCGCGATAGTAGAAGCGGCGCGTCATCATGAATGCTTTCCCGTTGTTTCAGTTTCCACCCCAGGAACCTCGCCACCAGCCTTTCGTTATCAACACCCAGCGGGATGCGGTAACCGTTACCCTTCTTCGATATCTCGTCGCGGAACGTCACCCACTGCTTATTCCGCACATCTCCCACGTTCAGCATCGACAACGTGCCAACCCGGACTCCTGTCCCAAGTATGAACTGGAAAATGAACAGGTCTCGCTCCGCCTGCCACCCCTTTGTCTGGCGGATGGTGGAGAGCGCCTGCATCTGCTGCTGGTGATTCAGATACTTGATTCGTCTGGCCATAAAACCTCCTGTCCTCGATCCCCCCTTTGGCAAAGGGGGGCAGGGGGGGATTCCGCCTCGTTGATAAATATTCCCAGGGCTGCCGGCGAGGCGTCCGGCGGGGTGCTACCCCTGCCCTGGGAAACCATTATGGCCTTACTCCCTCCAGGCCATGAAATGTGCGTTCCTCGAAATCCGGGCACTCCGCCGGATCATCAAACATTGAAAAGGCATACCTGCGGAGGAAATCAACCCGCTGACGGCAGAAAATAGCCCGGCACCGGTCGCACGGCGTCAGATATCTGTTTTTAGCCAGCGCGGCCATCTCAGGTAGTTTCCTTATCCATTTCAGGATAAATCTCATTGCGTACAATCGTGCGGTAAGAGCAATCATTGCATTTATTCACACTGCAAAGAGCAGTAACCATCACCCCCATAAAGCCGCCCACAAACAAACAAAGAATATTCACCAACATTGGTTTCCTCCAAGTTCTGTGTGAGATTAATGTTTAGCAGGTCTCCATTCAACCAGGTAAGGCTCTCCGTCCGCGCCATCTACGATCACCATGCGGCGTTTCGGCTCACGGTCCCACCCGTACATCCGGAGTGTCTCCGCCTCGGCCCGGCTCATCTTCTGGCGGCTCACTATCTCCGCCCGCTGCCGCGCATCAGGCCCCTGCGCCGCCTTCTGTTCCGCCTCCGGGTTCGATGGCAGAAAAACCATGGAAAAAAGGATGATTCCGATAGCAAGCCCGCCCCATAACTTTTCAGCCAGATCTTCAGTCTTGCTTCTCATGCCGCCCTCCTCGCCTTGCGCCTGGGAGGCCTGTGGTCCTTGTTCCAGGCGTTGATCCCGGCGATAATGTCATCCTGCGCTAAAATATGATTCAGATCCCGGTCGGTCATAATCCCATCCGGCTCACGCTCCAGGGCCTTATCCAGCCTAGCGTGTAATTCGTCCAGTTTTGCCTCCATCCTCTTGCCGTGCTCGATCAACTCCTGAAGGATCTTTACAGGTATCATCGGCTCTTCTCCTGGATCATTTTTATGAGCGTTGAAACAGCGGTTAAAAGATGCAGCCCCTCCTTCTCGATCCGCCGCCGTCTGTCCGGGGTGAATCTGCCGTCTTCGATGGCATCCGAGGAAACCTTGATCAGGTCCGCGAACTCGCGGGTTGTCTTGTGTATCTGTTGGATAATGTCAGATAGGCCTGGGTTGGTCGGGGGGAGGGGGGTAACGAACAGGTTGAAGCGTTGGGCAAGGTATTGGACCGGCATTGTCGCCGCATCAGCGGGGTTCCCCATCTCCAGGGCGGTCTTAATGATCGTCTCGATTCGGTCCAGTGGATTATAAGAGCCGCTGTCGTTGAAATCGGTGGACGGTTCCTGCCATTTGTTCACTGTTGATGTCGCCAGACCCAGGGCCTTGGCGTGTTTTACCGTATTGCGGTTGATAGCTGTGGATAGCGCCTCGAAACTCTCCATGAATGCCTCCTATAAAATACATAAGAATCTGTAATTGAAGCTTTTTGCACTAGACTGCTATTTTACGGTAAACATCCTCCCTGTCCGCCGTAGTAATCAGGCCATCCTTGATCGCCTGGTCGATGATCCGCCGGGCAATGGGGCCGTAATTGCAGAAATAGATATATCGGCCGCAATGAAGCGCAGAAACCGTTTTTCTGTTGAAATCGTGGTTACGGCACCAGGCAGCCATATTCGTCCCGCGTTCCTTCAAGCGGGGGATAAACTGGCTCCAGTCGTAAATCTCTTGCATATTGATCCGTCCTCCGGTATAAGTCTTTAGATTAGTGCTGTATGAGGTTGATATGGTTGATTCTCTGTATCGTGATAAAATCTTGATTTGCGGGATCTGTTCGGCAAAGGGCGAACTGAGAAGGGAAGGGGTGTTCTGCCCTTCTTGTAAGCGCATTGTCCTGAAACTCCCAAAAAATCTTGTGAACTACCTCGAGCACGAAGAAATTGCAAACGCCAATTACGATTTGCTGCAAGATTGCCTCGGAAAAGAACTCGTGCGCATTCGGACAAAAAAAGCAAAGATGGATTGACCCTGAAAGAATTAGCCGGACCGGACAGAACAGCTCCTTGCCGGAGGGCATTGTGCCGATACAGTTTTACCGCTCTCACCAGGGCAAATTGCCTTTTTAGTTTCTCAGTTTTCATCGGCCCTCTTTTTAATGTTGCCTTTAGACGATTAAAGAATAAATCGGAAATTAGGTAAATGCAAGAAAAAAATTTGGTAAATGTAAAAAAAATATTGTTAGATTTAGCCGATTACCTAAAAGTTAAAGGTATACGTGGGCTTGCGCAAGATTTAGGCGAGAATGAAAACAAACTTTATGGATGGATTAAGAATGGAAATATAGGAGATACCGGTTCGATTTTAGGCAAATACCCATTTATAAATTTGCATTGGTTGAAAACCGGTGAAGGGGAAATGATCCAGCGGACTGCTGCCGAGGCAAAAGAGCAGATAAATGAAACTCACGACTATTACCGGCCGGATATGACCCCAACAGATAAAGTGCTGCTGAATTCGGTTACTGACAAGATTTTTGATAGATATTTCAGGCAGGAAAGCGCGGAGAAAAAACACAATTTTATAGACAGGTTGCTCAA